ATGGGCACGATCACATCACGCAAGCGCAAGGACAATTCGACGGCTTACACGGCGCAGATACGGATCAATCGGGACGGGAAGACAGTTTATCAGGAAAGCCAAACCTTCGACCGCAAGCAGGTCGCCCAGGTCTGGATCAAACGCCGCGAGACGGAGTTGGCGGAGCCTGGGGGCATCGAGCGCGCGAACCGCAAGGGCGTGACGATCAAGAAGATGATCGAGCAGTACCTGGACGAGTACGAAAAGATCCGCCCGCTGGGCAAGACCAAGAACGCGACGCTGAAGGCGATCAAGGACACCTGGTTGGGTGAGCTCGACGACTCGGCATTGACCAGCCAAAAGCTGGTGGAGTTCGCGCAGTGGCGGATGAGTGAGGAGGGCGGCGGGGTTCAGGCACAGACGGTTGGCAACGACTTGTCGCACTTGGGCGCGGTGCTGTCTGTTGCGCGGCCAGCCTGGGGTTACGAGGTCGATGCGCTGGCCATGCCCGACGCGCGCAAGGTGCTGCGTAAGCTGGGCATGGTGAGCAAGAGCAAAGAGCGCAATCGTCGTCCTACCCTGGAAGAGCTAGATAAGCTAATGAAGCACTTCTTCGAGATGCAGGTGCGCCGGCCGGGCTCGATCTCCATGCCGAAGATTGTTGCTTTCGCGATCTTTTCGACGCGTCGGCAAGAGGAGATCACGCGGATTCGTTGGGACGATCTCGACGAGTCCAGGCAGGCCGTCTTGGTACGAGACATGAAGAACCCTGGGCAGAAGATCGGCAACGACGTGTGGTGCCACCTACCTGACGAAGCTTGGGCGATATTGCAGACCATGCCGAAGACGGAGAGGGAGATCTTTCCTTACAACGCGAAGTCGGTATCGGCGTCCTTCACGCGGGCATGCCCGCTATTGGGCATTGAGGATCTGCATTTTCATGACCTGAGGCATGAAGGGGTGAGCAGGTTGTTCGAAATGGATTGGGACATTCCGAGAGTGGCCAGCGTGTCGGGGCATCGAGATTGGAACTCATTGAGGCGGTATACCCACCTTCGGGGGAGAGGTGACGCTTATAAAGAGTGGGAGTGGCTAGGGCGGATGGTTTGATTGTCGGGGCGAAGTGGGCATGCGCTTACAGGTTGTGTGATTTCATATTGAGATCACTTTGTAAAACGGGTACGTTGCCAAGTGTTGCCGAACTCCTAATTGAATGTTGAAGGGTTTTTTTGTGAAAGGAATCAAACCGTTTTTAGTGCTGCGATACTCGTTGATCGAAAATAAGCAGGGTGCCCTGGTTCCAAAGCCCTTACCGAACCCCAAAGGCGCGGTTGTCGTTTCTGCTCTTCAGGACGATGGTCGTGAGTTTGTTAAAAATAAGGTTCGCTATAGTTTTGTTGGGTTTTCCTATGTTGAGCCTATAGCTGATGAATTTCCTAAGGGAAGATTTTTGGTAGGCAAAACAGCTAAGCACAAAATAACAAAAGTTGGCGATAAGATACCCGGTGATATTGTTCCTCATGATGCCGATGATTGGGTTCCTGTCATTACAATAGTGGATATTGTTGATCAGTATGTTTTCGTGCAGCATGACTGGCGTTTTGGTACTGAAGAGCAAATTGCAAATGCTATTCACGCTGGTTTGAAAGATGCTGTGTTGGATGAATTTAACTACTCGATTTTTATCGAGCCTAAAACGATAAAAGGTGAGTTTTGGAATGTCGTGAGATCTCATCGGAAGGTGTATAAAGTCGAGTTGGAGCTTATATCTCCGAATATTTTAGAGACGAATGTCAAAGCTCGTGATGCCCTTAGGGCAATGAAAGAACTTTTTGATCAGGATGAGGTCAAGATTACACTCAGTAACGAATACGGCGATCTCAAAATTCCGACTGCGCCACTTGAGGATTATGTGGACTATATTGAGGAGGGGGAAGGTAGGTGGAGTGTAACTACTGAAGGTGAGCGTGGTGGTAAAAAAACACACAAAAGTATATCTGCTATAGTCACACTTGATCTGGATGTTCCTTCAGACGAGGTCGTGATGCATGAAGGTCAGCTAGAACTTGAAACTGGACAGCCTGCTCCGGGGCGATTTGATAACGATGCCCGAATGGTAGCGGACGTTTATTCTGCTATAGGTAAGTCATTGAGGCGTTAGAATGTTTCGCCTGCTATTTGTTTTCTTTACATCGTTCGCTCTTTCCTTCCTGTCGTTATGGGGGACAGCAGGCGAGGTGAGTCCAATATTTAGCAATGTAAATCCGGTGCTATTCGTATTGGGTGCATTGTTTGGGGCGCTGTCGCTTGCATTTTTCAATTATGTCGAAGGGGTTATGAAGGATATTCCAAAGAAGTTGAAGTTACAAAGACCACAAGCTTACGCATTGGTTGTTGGTGCTCTGACGGATTTGAAGCATGAGGTTATTGTTAATGTTTTCTTGGTTGTTGTCTTGTTGATAGTTGCGTTTGTCGTTGGTGCCGTCGGTGAGATGGCTTTTATGCAGAAGTTAGAGTTTTCGAAATATTGGGTGTGGGGTGTCTTGTCTATTCGCGGTGCTTGTCTGTTGAGTGTTCTTGTCGTGGTGTTTGTTCAGTTGGCAGGGTTCGTAACGGCAAATAAGTTGCGAGCAGAAATTTCTATGTACGGTGAGTAGGGTCTTGTAATTTGTCATAATTTCAAAAAAAGGCGAGTCTATATTTAGCCTCGCCCGCGTTGGGATTAGGCCGCTCTTCCCATCAACTGATTTTGCTCCTTTGCTGCCTTTTCTCGTTGGCGATCAATATAATCGGCCAGATCTTTAAGGTGAATGCCAAGCGCTGCTTTTTGAGTGTCTGCTCCCAGTCTCACTACTGGGATATCAATTTCCCCATCAAGGCGTTTACGTTTAAATTTCTCTACAGTTAGATGCATGTAGTCCGCACAGACTTTATCAAGTGGAATGACGGCTTGACCGTTGTACTGTGCCAATAGTAAAAACAAAGTATTCATGCAATCTCCACTATCTGCTGTACTAACTGACCATGCTTCCAAGCTCGACGTTTCCATGCCTCGAAGCCTGCACGGTAGGCGTAATGCTCCCGGGCGAACGATTCAGATGTCTTCGCGCCTGGTGCGGTGATGTACGTACCTCGCTGCTTGCAGTACTGCAGTCCTTCGGACACCGGAAACTCTTTTTCGAACTCGACGCGTTCATCGATCTGTACCTCGTTGACGGCAACCTTTGACGGGCTTACGGAGTTGCAGTCAAGGAGCGTATACCCCACAACAGGCTGCGCGGGCGGGTGATTCTGAGCGATTAGCGTTGCATTGGGTGCGGCTGCCCCGCGCAGCTTTTCGTGGGGTGTAAGCGCCTCGGTGATGCTGCTGGAAGAAGCAATAATGCCTGCTGCTGCGCAGCAGAGGCTGTTTGTTTCTAATGTGTCGACTCTGACTCCTTCACAGAGCAAAGCGGTTGTGGATTGGGCGTTGTGCTGATCCTTTGGCATGCCGCTTTGCTCCGAGGTTCGATAGCGAGTTGGTTCATCAGCCGCTGGTAATGCGTGAGCCGGGTTGCGCTGGGTGTTGGAGTGGGTAAGGATCTCGCTCATGCTGCGTCCTCCAGCTTTGTTGGTTCCAGCAGTGCGGCGATGGCGAGTGCCTGTTCGCGCAAGGCGCAGGTATCGCGTTCGAGTTTTTTGCCGGTGCGGAAGGCGCTGAAGGTCTCGGCGGCGATACGGAGCTTCTCAGCGATGGCTAGTAGGGTTTCACGCTCCTGCTCTCCCAGTTTTGAGGCCGCCATTGCGCGTTCGTAGTGGCCGAAAAGTTGTAGGCGGTCAGCGCGGACTTGAAGGAGTGAGTGTTCTAAGTTACGGATGGTCTCCGAGCTGTCGGATTGTTGGATGGCTTTGCCTTCGTTGATTCCTTCGACGCGACCATCGATCAAGCCGCCTCGGTAGCCGGTCCAGTAGAGGAGGGCAGCGCCGATGATGAGGCCTATCAATGCGCTGATTTGAATTGCGGTCATGTGGTGTGCTCCTGGTGATGTCATTGGCTGGCGGTGTCAGCCGTTCGATCTGTGGGGGTTACTCGGTGGATTCATCCTGCTGTCGCTGCATGTCTTCGTCGGCCTTGTAGGCGCGGATGTCGATCAGTGAGGCGACGTGGCGGATGTGTGCGTACTTCGGTGCCTTGCGGCTGGTGTCCAGCGTAGTGATGGGGAGTTGGATGCGGCCGCTGCTGATTTCGGCTACGAACGATTGTTCGTTGAGGTTGCGGAAGTACTGCTCGCGCACTTTGTCCAGCGGGATCAGTACGTCGCCGAAGATGCGGTAAAGCAGCTCGACGGTGGCTGACTCCGGCGCCGGGTGCAGGCGGAGCGGGTTTTGTGCTGTGTTACTCATGGCTTTGTTGGGCCTCCTTGCGTTGTGTTCTTGCCGGGTGGTTCCAAGCATTCAGGCAGTGGGTTTTGGTCAGCTCGCGAAGATGTTCGGGTACTTCGAGGAGCGCGGCTTTGCGCTCCTCTCGTGTCCGCATTGCGATGATCTGGCGGGCGTATTCCCTAGGCCACGTCACGGTTGTCTGCCGGGATGGCGGGTGGGTCGATGCCGAGTTGTTCGGCCAGCCAACTGATGCCGGGTTGTTTGACTCGGGTCGACTGGCTGTACTGCATGCCGAGCTGGTCGTGGTACCACTGGCCGTCCTTTACCCGCAGGTAGTCGCGATCACGGTTGGGGTAGGCCGGTAGGTTCCGCTCGTTGAGCAGACCTTTCTCCCGCATGCGAGCGATGAGCTTGGGCCGGGTCAGGCCGAGTTGGGTTGCGGCTTGAGCAAGCGTGCGTTCCATAGCTTGCCCCTCATGCTGCGTGCGCGGCAGGGGTCGCCGCTGCAGCAAGATGGTTGATGGATTCGCTGACCTTGCCGTAGATCTCGACATCACTGCCGTACACGGTGAAGCAACGTGTGTGCGGGCTTTTGTTGCCGATGCTCAGGATGGTGGTGACGCCTGAGCGCGAATGAGTGCGGTGCAGGGCGACGATTAGCGGATAGTCGAAGCCCATTTCGAGGCTCAGCACGCCGCCGATGCGCACCAGCTCGAGTACGCGTTGTTTGTCCGAAACTTCAAAGCGGCGGTATTCGCGGCTGGCGTGCGGCCGGTGCAGCAGGTCGCTGGTGTTGCTTGCGCCGAATGGGCCATTGGCGATCTCTTCGATGAAGTCGGCCAGCTTGAGGTGCATCTTCTTGTCGTTCTGCAGGGTCAGCGTGTGGCGTTCGTTGGCCAACTCGACGACGAAAGTGCTTTCCGTTGTGCCACGTTCAACCTTGAGGCGAAACGCCAAGCACTCGCGCTTGGGCGCGGTCCGGAGGACGTGGTTGAAGGTCTCGGTCAGGTTGACCTGGGCATTGAGCAACTGCAGGGTGCGGTTGTCGATTTTGTACTTGATCATGCTGCGTGCCCCCCACCGTTCGGATCGAATGGGGTGGGAGTAGAGCGTGCTTTCAGCTTCGGTTTGGTGGTGACAAACGCGCAGCCGCACTCGCGGGCCAGTCGGCGGATCTCAAAGATTTGAAAGGGGTTAGCAGCGGCCGGGTGGACGTGCAAGGTTGCTGTGGTGTGCATGGTTTTGCCTCGCTCTGTGGTGGAAGAGTGAGGCGAATATCAACTGACGGTTGATAAAAGTCAACCGTTTCCGCAGTAAAAAATTTTATAGGCGTATTAACCTCCTTTACGCTAGATTCATGGCATTTTGAAACTACTGATGGCGAGGAGCTGCAACCGATATGTTGGAAGTCGAAGCGTCTTATGAAGAAGATGATCTGTTTGAGGACGAGATTGACCCTCAACTCGTCGCTGCAGCTAAGGCAGCAATTAAAGGTCGGAGTGCAGCTGCATCGATTGCATTTGAAGAATTAGTAGATGAAGATGGCTGGGTATCGTACAAGCTGGGATTTAAGAATGCCCGAAACACCAGAAATGTTATTATTATAGATTCTGAGGATTTGATTAAGTTTGCTGAAATACCGTTTGAGGAATATAGTTTTCTTGCTGATTATGAGGCAATTTGTTCTTATAAGAACGGTACAATCGAAGCTGGATTAAGACCAGCAGTAGCATCAGGTAGTGCACCTAATCATTCTCTTGTATATCGTCGACTGTTTGGCAAGCCAGCTGGAAAGGGGCCAGTAGAAGACTATCAATTGGTAATCGAGGCAGAAGGAGATAGCTCTGTAACGCTTGAAATCAGTCCTCGCTCTAATGAGTATGGTGCGTTAACAGGTATTGCGAGTCGGTATGGGTTGACTTTAAAAATTTCAGGTCTAACTATTTCTCAACACGATAGCGCACTGGATATACTTATCAAGCTGGCTGGTTCACTACTGTTTCAATTGGATTTAATTGCTGATGTACCCTTGATTCTTCGAAAAGAAAGAAGAAGGTTACGGCTTAAGCGTAACGATGGTCAAATTGATCAAAATGCATTGCAGTTTCCCGCATCCGAATTTGACGACGCTCCACTCTCTCTTTATTGGTATGCAAGAAGCGCGGACGAGATGCCGTTGCTTCAATTTTTAGCCTTTTACCAGGTAATTGAATTTTATTTCCCGATTTACTCGCAGTCCGAAGCACAACGGAAAGTCAAGGCGATTCTTAAAAATCCGACGTTTCGTGGGGATAGGGATGCTGATATTGCGAGGCTGCTCGCTGCGATTCACGTTAGCCGCAGTGGGTCTTACGGTGACGAACGCTCGCAACTCCGAGCAACGATTATGGAGTGCGTGGATCCTAATGAAATCAGAGACTATATTGGGGGGGAGGATAAGGTTCGCGAGTTTTATGTAAACGGCAGTAAGTCTCTGCCATATAATAAAATACCTATGAATAATAAGGGGTTAGATCTGCGCGGTGACGTTGCTGAGCGGATATATGATATTAGATGTAAAATCGTTCACACAAAGTCTGATAATCGAGACTCCTCAAGTGAGCTGCTTTTACCATTCTCTAAAGAGGCAGAATTGCTGGTATTTGATATAAAGCTCGTTCAGTTGGTCGCGCAGGCAGTCTTGATTTCATCTTGCAGGCCTTACCGAATCTGAGCGTGATATCTCTTTCAGGCGTGCCTTGAGGTGCGCCTGAAATTGGTTGAAGTTATTCAGACTAATTATTCTGGTATGAAGGATCCCACAACTTTACCACATATATGAGTTTCCTCAGTAATTGGTATTATTGGATATTGGGGGTTAATAGGTTTTAAAAATTGCTGGCCAGCATCCTCTACGAGAACTTTAAATGTTGCTTCGTTTGTGCGGGATAATCTGGCGATCACACGGTCTCCCGTTTTTGTTTCAGCATCAGGGTCCACGAAAATTATGCAGCCTGTTGGGTAGCTCCGACCCGGACCTGGGTTAGTCATAGAATCGCCTTGCACTTTGAGGGCATATCCTTGGACACCGATCGCAACAGGACAGGACAGCCATGAGTCTGCATCGTATGCTTCAAAGTTCGAGACTGCCTCACACCATGCGCCTGCTTGGACCCACGAGATTAGTGGAACTTTTCCAAAACGATGGTTTATTTCTCTGACGTTACTTTCACTGCCTATTGGACTGGCATTAGTACCGTCAAGGCTTTCCTTCGGCAAAACGCCATACTCAAGCCACTCCCGACGCACATTCAGCCACGAGCAAAGCGCCAACATACTGTCGGCTTCTGCGATTGCTTCGCCATTTAGCCATTTGCTGATGGCTTGCGTGGTTTTATCTACTCCCAGACTTTTCAAGTGACGATGGATATCTACGCCCCGGCCCCGGCTGCGTACACCGGCATCGTCTAGGGCTTCGTTTAGGCGCTCGCTAAAAGCTGCGCGGAGAGCATTTTTATCAACCATGGGTTGAGAGTCGCATAAAGGTTGCGCAATAGTCAGTTGATCTGTAATATCAACCGTAAGTTGATAAATGGAGGTTGTCATGTTGGACCCCGCAGATTTTCCGAGTGCAATTGCGTTTGCATTTGAAGCCGTAGGCGGCATCGGGGCCGCTGCGAAGGTATGCAACAGAAGCTATCAGGCTTTGAACAAATGGCGTCAGGCTGCATGCCTGCCGCGAACGGATTACACCGGTGAAACCAAATACGCTGAGCTTTTGGCAACTGCCGCGAAGCAGAAAGGCAACGCCTTCCAAGCTGCTTGGCTGTTGGACGCATCGGCTCCTCAAAAAGCCGCAGCGTAGTAAGAAAAAAGGCGACCCAAAGGTCGCCCAGTTCCTCCCGGCACGCACCACCACAGCGCTGTCGGGACGCGATAAATGAGGGCGGGCACACCACATGCTAATCACCTCCATTTCTCGCGCTTTTCCAAGGCTCGGAAGCCTTGGTGTTGCTGCCTTTTCCACCACAGATTGGGCAGCTGTTGCGCCAGGGGGGAGCAACGGATTGCTCGCCCCGGCACGGTGCCGGTGTCGATCCCTAAGATCTATCCGGCGTTTGGCCTCTTCAAGCCACGCGGCAAATGTATCACCACTGCATGTCGCGCGGCACTGGCAACTTACAAGGATTAATGCCATGAGCCGTATCGCTCTGAGTTCTGTTGAGCGGGCGCAGCGGGAAGTTTTGCCGCTCGATCTCGCGCTTTACCATGCCGCTCGGGACTACCCCGGTGGCGCCGCAGCCATAGCCGCCACCACCGGCCGGAATGCGACCACGCTGCAGCACAAGCTGTCTCCGACCCACCCCAGCCACGCGGTGAACATTCAAGAGTTCGGCGAGATCCTGGAGCTGACCAAGGATCGCCGCATTCTGGATGCGGTGCATGCATTGGTCGGTGACACGACTTGGCAGGAGCTGGCTGAGGCGTACACCAACGACATGCCCGAGACGTTGACCACTGGGATTGCCGAGTACTTCCGACAGGTCGCGGATCTGGCGGATACCTGGGCCAAGAGCATTGGCGACGGGGTGGTCTCCGATGAGGAACTGGCCGCGATTCGCCTGCAGGTGTTTCGTGGGATTCAGGGGCTGTTGGGGTTGTTCAACCGCGCCACGTATGTCAACCAGACGACGCGGGGTGTTGATCGTGGCTGACATTGCTGACTTCGCTAATGACCTGATGCAGGAGCGTGTTGATCAAGCGCTGGCTGCACGTCTTCTTGCCGCCAAGCCTGCCTTGGCGGCGCATTCGTTTCTTTTCTGTGAAACGTGCGATGACCCGATCCCTGAGGCCCGTCGTTTGGCGCAGCCCGGCTGCACGCAGTGCGTGGGGTGCCTTGCCATCGAGGAAATGACGGAGGCTCGCCATGCTCGATGAGGTGTTGGGGCAATTCGCGGATTACGGGCTTGAACCTGCGCAGCCACTGGTGTTCGGTAAGCTCACCCGGTGCAAGACGGCGCAGGATAAGGGCAAGGAAAAGAACGGCTGGTACATCGCCCATGAGCACCGCACGGAGAAGGGCGAAACGCCGATTTTCGGCGCGTTCGGTGACTGGCGTTCGGGTGAATCGCAGAAGATCAAGGTCAAGGCCGGGCGTATGTCGCCGGAAGAGCGTGAGGTTATGCGCGCTCGGCAGGAGGAGGCGAAGCGGCGCGCTGCCGAGATCGCATCCAGTGCAGCGCGTCGTGCTGCGAGGCGGGCGGCGGCTATGTTCAAGCGCATGCCGGAGAAGGGTCGAAGCGACTATCTGGATCGCAAGCAGATCGTCGGTATCGGTGTTCGGTATGCGCCTCGCACCGGTGCTTTCCTGGTGCCGATGTGCAATGTGCGCGACGAGATTGTCGGCCTGCAGGTGGTGTATCCAACCAAGCAAGAGGACACCGGCCGGGACAAGACGTATTGGCCCTATGGGATGTCGAAGGAGGGCGCCTTTCACCTGATCGGGCCGCATCCGGATCCGGGCGAGCCAGTGCTGGTGTGTGAGGGCTACGCCACCGGCGCAAGCCTGCATATGGCGACTTCGCTGACCGTGGCTATCGCGTTTGATGCCGGCAACCTGCTGGTGGTGTGCAAGGCGATGCGCGAGCGGTTCGCCGGCTGCCCGCTGATCATCTGCCGTGATGACGACTGGAAGACCACGAAGCCCAACGGCGACGCATGGAATCCCGGAGAAGAGAAAGCTAACAACGCGGCGCTGATCGTCGGTGGCCAGGTAGTCGCGCCGATCTTCTCCGGTGAGCGGGAGATCAAGTGGACCGACTTCAATGACCTGCATGTTGCTGAAGGTTTGGAGGCGGTGCGCCGTCAGGTGCTGGCCGTGGTCAAGCCCCCGGCCGCTGGTGGCTGGAAGGACATGCTGGCTCGAAGTGAAAGCGGGGCGCTGATTGCGCATATGCAGAACGTCGAGTTGATCCTGGCCAATGACGAACGCTGGGCCGGGGTGATTAGTTACAGCGCCTTCAGTTCGAAGATCGTAAAGCTGCGTGCGGCGCCTTATGGAGGCGGCACGGGCGATTGGGCGGACATTGATGATGTGCGGGTGATGAAGTGGCTCGCGCAGCAGTACAACTTGCGGGTCAAGGCGTCGCATGTGATCGAGGCGGTGAGCGTGGTTGCGCATGACCATGCGTTTCATCCGGTGCGGCAGTACCTGCGCAAGCTTGAGTGGGATCGTGTGCCGCGCCTCGAAAGTTGGCTGACGGATGTCATGGGCGTTAAGGCCACTGATTACTCCTCGAAGGTCGGCAAGCGCTGGATGTTGTCGGCCGTGGCGCGGGTGATGAAGCCTGGCTGTAAGGCTGACTCGGTGATGATTCTGGAAGGCGCGCAGGGCGCTGGTAAGTCGACGGCGATGAGCATTCTCGGCGGCGATTGGTTTATGGACACGCCGTTTGCGCTCGGTGATAAGGACGGCTTTCAGGCGATCCGGGGCAAGTGGATTGTTGAGTTGGGCGAGCTGGACAGTTTCAACAAGGCTGAGAGTACCAAGGCCAAGCAGTTCTTTTCGGCGTCCACTGACACTTATCGCGAGAGTTACGGCCGCAGAACGATGGACGTGCCACGCCAGTGTGTTTTCGTAGGTACGACGAACCAAGACGAGTATCTGAAGGATGCCACGGGCAACCGGCGTTATTGGCCGGTGGCGTGTACCAAGGTCGATCTGGAGTTGTTGCGCTCGATGCGCGATCAGCTGTGGGCCGAGGCGGTGTTCTGTTACGACGCGGGCGATCTATGGTGGGTGACGCTGGATGAGGCGGCGATGTTCGGCGAAGAGCAGGACGAGCGCTTTGTGGTGGATGAGTGGGAAGGGCCGATCCTGGCTTGGCTGGAAGAGTCGCAGATCGGCGAGACCACCACCGGCAGCGATGTGCTCACCAGTGCGTTGAAGTTGGACTATGGGCATTGGGGCAAGCCGGAGCAGATGCGGGTCGGGGCGATCATGCATCGGCTGGGTTGGCGGCGAGTGCGGTTGCCGGCATTGGTGAAGAGCGGGCAGCGGCCTTGGGCGTACAAGAAGCCAGCAGGGTGGGGCAGTGCCTCGGCGTTGCAACGGGAAGCGTTCGAGGAGCCTTGCTTTGATTAAGGAGATCGATTCGCTGCTTCGGTTATGGGCGCAGGAGCTGCATTCGGAACATTCGAAAGGGGGGCTTGCTGGGGGGAACATGGTTGCCATGATGATGGAGAGCAACGGGCAACTGATCAGGGGGCGACGTGCCTTCCGTGCGCCGCTGGAGAGTTCGTTGGACATTGAGCTGATCGTGACCAAGCACCTTGCGCCCGAGCTGGTGACGGTGGTGCGGGAACATTACTGCACGCTCGATGTGGATATGCGTTTGCGGTATGCCCATTGCGGCTGTGGCCGTGACACGTACTACCAGCGTTTGCATGACGCGCATCTGCAGATCCTCGGCGTGATGATGGGGCAGGCTGCGTGACCCCTGGCATTCGTCCGACCGTTATTGTCCCACTGGCCCGTCTTGTCTCACTGCGTTTTGATGCAGTGGGACAGGTGCGGGCCTTGTCGTTGTTGGGTTGTCCCACCGTCCCGCTTAGAAGCGCCTCCCGCCCGTATGAGCGTAGCGGGCGAGCAGTACGCGCTTACGCGCGAACGCGTGTTCTTTAAATTTCTTCCTTTACACGAGAAAGTAGAAAGATAAGTTGGACAGTGGGGCGAGGCCCCGAATTTAGGCGCTCTCAGGCGTCCCACTTCGATTCTGAAAAGTGGGACATATGGGACGCCACCGAAACAACAGAATGCCGTGGTGGTGTATTCGCCGACATTCGCTAGGCGTTCACCCTGCGTTGCCCACTTATTCACCGGGTGGCATTAAAACAGGGTTGCTGCCACCGGAATCGACCTGTAAAAAGTAGTCATCTTCGATAGGTGCGACCGCAGAGAGCGGCAGGCACCACACCACCAAACCCGGCCATTGCGCCGGGTTTTTGCGTTCATGGGGTAGGCGATGACAAGCGAGCAACAAGCACTGGCAGAAATGCCGATCTGGTTAGTGATCGTCCTGGCTCTGGTCGGTGGCGTATCGGGGGAGATGTGGCGGGCGGATAAGGATGGGGCGCGGGGCTGGGCGTTGTTGCGCAGGCTCGCGCTTCGGTCGGGTGCCTGCATTGTCTGCGGGGTGACGGCGATGATGTTGATGATCGCCGCCGGGATGTCGCTTTGGACGGCGGGGGCTTTGGGTTGTCTGACGGCAATGGCCGGCGCGGATGTTGCCATCGGGTTGTACGAACGCTGGGCTGCCAAGCGGCTGGGCGTCTGTGAAGTCCCGCCCGCCGGGGGCGAAAAGGGGTGACGCACCGATCCGGTGCGCCGAAAACCGCCGGGGACCCTAGGGATATCTGAAGGACACGGGGTCGGAAACCCGCGGGAAAATGTTAGCGGCAGGGTTGCCAGCTTACTGAAATTCAATCCATTGAAATTGAAAGGTTTCCATTGAAAAGCCGTTGAAAAGGAGGGCTTATGACAGAACCAATGTACCTGTCAAAGAGCGCCTTCGCGGCTCGGATTGGCAGGGCGCCCAGCTACATCACCTGGTTGAAAAACAACGACCGTCTGGTGCTGACCGCCGATGGCAAACAGGTGGATGTGCTGGCCAGCGAAGCGTTGATTCGCGACACCGCTGACCCCAGCAAGACCGCCGTCGCTGACCGTCACCATCAAGACCGGCTTCAGCGTGACGTGTACAGCCAGCTATCGAGTCAGGTCGAGCCGACTTCAATGGCTACGCCGCCGCCCGCGATTACCCCTGCGGGGCAGTTGCCCGACTTCCAGAAAGCCCGCGCATTGCGCGAACACAACCTGGCCCAGCTCGCCGAGATCGAGTTGCACAAGGCCAAGGGTTCTTTGGTCGCCATGACGGCGGTTCAGACCGGCGCCTACAACGCCGGCCGCATGCTGCGCGATCAACTGCTGGGCATGCCGCCGCAGCTAGCGCCCGAACTGGCGTCCATGACCGATCCTTGGGAAATCGAAAAGCACCTCACGGCGGCGATCCGTCGCTCGCTGGAAGACGCCGAGCGAATGTCTTCAGCGGACCTTGAACACGCACTGACCACGAGTTAAGCCCATGCCCACGGAAATTCCTGACGGTGCAGAGGTGTACCGCGAGGCGTATTTCCGTGGGCTACGGCCCGACCCGGATGTCTGGATCGATCAGTGGGCCGATGAGTACATGCGGATTCCGCGTGACACCGGCGCCGCTGAGCCCGGCCAGTACCGCACCTCGCGTACGCCGTATGCCCGCGAGCCCATGCGTTGTCTGTCGCCGGCTCACCCCTGCAAGCGCGTGATCACCATGGTCGCGTCGCAGCTGATGAAAACCCAGATCGGTCTGAACTGGATCGGCGGCCTGATGCACATGGCGCCGTCGAACATTCTGGCGCTGCTGCCAAGCCTCGGCCTGGCCAAGCGTGTGTCGTCACGGATCGGCAAAACGATCAAGGCGACTCCGGTACTGCGCGAGCGTGTCGCGGCCAACCGGTCGCGGGATTCGCGCAACACCATGGATACCAAGGAGTTCGAGGGCGGTACCTTGTACGTCACGACGGCGGGCTCGGCGGCGAACCTGTCGGAGCTGTCGGCACGTTACGTGTACGGCGACGAGATCGACCGCTGGGAAGTGGACATCGGCGAGGAGGGCGATCCCATCGAGCTGGCGGAAACCCGGGGCAGCACCTTCGGCCGCAACGCGAAGTTCTACTTCTCCAGCTCGCCGACGATCAAGGGCGCCTCGCGGATCTCCGATCTGTTCGACGGCAGTGACCAGCGTCATTACTACGTGCCGTGCCCGTATTGTGGTCACATGCAGACGCTTGAGTGGGAAAACCTTCTCTACTCCGCCGACTTCAGCGTGGTGCATTACAAGTGCGCGGCGTCCGGGATGGACTGTGACGTGCTGATCGAGGAGTACCACAAGGGTGAAATGCTCGCCAAAGGCGAGTGGCGCGCCCATGCCGACGGCGATGGCGAGACGGTGGGTTTTCACCTCAACGCACTGTATTCGCCGCTCGGTTGGATGGACTGGAAGTCGCTGGCCAAGCAGTTCGAGAAGGCCAAAAAGGCCCAGGCCAAGGGCGACCTTGAGCCGATGCAAGTGTTCTACAACACTCGTCTGGCAAAAGTCTGGGACGCCGCTCAGGAGCAGACCAAAGCCGATGTACTGCGAGCGCGGGCACGGCTGGAAAGCTTCACCCTCGGTTCGCTGCCGGCTGCCGTGCTGATGATCACCAGTGCCGTCGACGTTCAGGCCAACCGCCTGGAGTTCATGGCCATGGGCTGGGGTGTCGGCATGGAGCGCTGGGTCATCGACTACCAGGTGGTGTCGGGTGATCCCGCCGACGAGCGCACCTGGGCCGCGCTGGACGAACTGCTCAAGGCCAAATATCGCCATCCTTGCGGGGTTGGCCTGGGCATTCTCGCGGTGGCTGTCGACTCTGGTGGTCACCACACCGATGAGGTCTACCAGTTCTGCCGCGTGCGTCGCTGGCGCAACGTATTCGCCATCAAGGGTGCGAGCAAGCCCGGCAAGCCGGTGATTGCTCAGCGGCCGTCGATGGTCGACGTAACGTGGAAGGGGCAGACCGAACGCAACGGTGCCGAGCTGTGGTTCGTCGGTACCGACACGGCCAAGGACTGGATCTACAACCGCTACCCGTTCAAAACCGGTCCGGGGGCGCTGCACTTTGCCAATGACCTGCCGTATGACTTCTTCGACCAGTGCGTTGCCGAGCGCAAAGTTGCCCGTTATGTGCGCGGACACAAGCGCATCGAATGGGTCAAGGGCAAGGCCGAGCGCAACGAAGCGCTCGACCTGATGGTGTACTGCCTGGCGATGGCGCACTACTTGGGCCTCAACCGTTACAAGGAACACGACTGGGAGCGGGTGCGTCAGTCCCTGGCACAGTCCGGTCTGTTTGACGAAGCCCTGGGCATCAAGCCCGTTCAGGGCGAACGCGTCAGCAGTGCTGGTCATGCAACCCCCGTTGTCGCTCCACAACCGACTCAGCAACCCGCTGCTCCGGTCGCGCAATCGCGACCCGCAGCCACACCACCTCAACGCCGCAGCTCCACCAGCGGTTACCTGAAGAGACGCTGATATGTCATTTACCCAGAAGCACCTCGACGCGGTTGAGGCGGCCATTGCTCGCGGTGAGAAAACCGTGCGCTACACCGACCGCACCGTGGAGTACCGCACCGTCGATGAGCTGCTCAAGGCTCGCGAAGAGATCCGCTCCTCGCTGATCAATGCTGCCGGGCCGCGCTCGCGCGTGGTCCGGCTGTACCACGGAGGCAAAGGAGTCTAATGGCCCGCACCTATCCAACGCTGACCCGTAACGGATTCTTGCTGCCGTCGAACATCAAGGCCAGTTACGAAGGCGCCGGAGAGGGCCGCCGATCCACTGGCTGGGATGCTCCCGACAACGGGATCAACAGCATCAACACCCCGGCACTGCGCAACTTGCGGTCGCGTTCTCGGGCAGCGGTTCGCAACGATCCGTATGCCTACAACGTGATCGACAAGCGTGTCAGTAACCTGATCGGCACCGGTATCACGCCGCGTCCCAAGACTGACGACGAAGCCCTGCGCAAGTTGCTGCAGGAGCTCTGGGAGGACTGGGTCGACGAGTCGGACGCCGATGAGCGCACCGACTTCTATGGCCAGCAGGCCCTGATCGCCCGCACCGTCGAAACCTCCGGCGAGTGCTTTGTTCGGCTGCGACCGCGCAACCTGGATGAGGGCCTGGCGGTGCCGTTGCAGATCCAGGCGCTCGCACCGGAGTTTGTTCCGCACGACAAGTTCGAGACCACCCGAGACGGCAACATCATCCGTGCAGGGATCGAGTTCACCCCGGGCGGCAAGCGCATGGCGTACTGGATGCACCTGTCGCATCCGCGTGATGCGTCGTCGCTGAACGCCGGGTACAACCAATTGGTGCGCGTGCCGGCCGCCCAGGTGCTGCACATCTTCGAACCGGTCGAGCCGGGCCAGTTGCGCGGCGTGCCGCGACTGTCGCCGGTGCTGAAACGCCTGCGCAGCCTCGACAATTACGATGATGCGGTGCTGTTCCGTCAGGAGGTGGCCAACCTGTTTGCCGGCTTCATCAGTCGACCACCGCAAGACTCTGGACCGGTACCGAGAGACCCGGTCACCGGCCAACCGTTGAGTCTGGACCGTGACGGCTTCACGCCGATGGTGGCGCTGGAGCCCGGCACGATGCAGGAGCTGGGGCCGGGTGAAGAAGTCGAGTTCTCCAAACCGCCGGACGCCGGCAACAACTACCCGGACTTTATGCGGCAGCAGCTGATGGCCGCGGCAGCGGGGACGGGCACGCCCTACGAGATCCTCACGGGCGACATGCGCGAGGTCAATGACCGGGCGCTGCGCGTGGTGCTCAACGAATTTCGGCGTCGCCTGGAGCAGCTGCAATTCAGCGTTTATGTCCACCAGCTTTGCCGTCCGGTTCGGGCTGCCTGGATGGACATGGCGGTGCTGTCGGGCGCTCTGGTGCTGGAAGACTACGCGCAGCGTCGTCGCGAATACCTGCGCACACGTTGGGTGCCGCAAGGTTGGGCCTACATCCAGCCGGTGCAGGACGTGCAGGCTCGGCGGATGGAAGTGCAAGCGGGCTTTGCCTCGCGTAGCGAGATGGTCCTACGCACCGGCTACGACGCGGAAACGGTCGACGCGGAAAACGCCGCCGACCTGGCCCGGGCCACGAAGCTCGGCCTCAACTACAACACCCTCGACGCCGTCGAGCAGCTCGACGACAAGGAGCAACCATGAGCAAGCAAGCGCGACCGCGCATTTACAACCGCGCCGGCCAACGGGTGCAGGTGCAGGATAAAACCTGGTACGCGCTGGAGGCCAACGGCGAGGCCGCTGGACGTGTCATTGAAGTGTTCGTCTACGGTGAAATCGGCGCCTGGGGCATTACCGCCAATCAGTTTGTGCAGGATCTGCGCGCCATGGACGATGGCGTCTCGCCGGTGATCGCGGCGTTCAACAGCATCGGCGGCGACCTGTTCGACGGGTTGGCCATGCATAACGCGTTGTCGCGTCTGGGCGAGCGTTGCACCGGTCGAATCGATGCATTAGCGGCCAGCGCAGCCAGCGTCGCGGTATGTGGCGCACACAAGGTCGTGATCGCGGCCAACGCCATGCTGATGATTCACAACCCATGGACCTACGCGGCCGGGGATGCCGAAGACTTCCGCAAGGTGGCGGACGTCTTGGACCAAACCATGGAGGCAATCATTGCGGCCTACAAAGCCAAGGCGCCCGAGATTGATGAGACCGAGTTGCGGCGACTGGTCGCCGCTGAGACCTGGCTGACGGCCAACGAAGCCGTGGACTTGGGCCTGGCCGATGAAGTCGGTGACGGGATCAAGGTCAAGGCCTGTCTCGGCCAGGGCGGCGTGCTGCAGCGTTACCAGCGCGCACCGGCCGAACTGCTGGCCCAGCTCGACGAACCCCCAGAGCCGGACCCGGAATTAGAACCAGATGATCCGCCTCAGACGCCGCCGATAGTCGATGCCGCCAAATTAGCGCTGATGATCACCCAGCGTTGCGCCGAGGCGGGCATCAGCAACCTGGTCGCGCCGCTGCTCAGTTCGACCAATCTCGAAAGTGAGGAGATCGTCCAGGCCGGCCTGACACGCGCCAAGGCGGTAAATGATTTGTGCGTGGCTGCGCGCTTGCCGGAGTTCAGTGCCGAGTACGTCGCTGCCGGTCTGGATGCGGCGGCAGTTCGGGCGCGTTTGTTCGACAAGCTCGTCGGCAGCGGCAAGGGCTTCGAAATCGACAACAGCCTGCCGCTGGACGCAGACCTACCGCCAAAGGTACAGGCCAAGCAAATCGATCAACCCTCTATCTGGTCGGCGCGCCAAGCCGCGCGCACCGCTAAACCCCAATCTGCTACAGGAGCAAGACGATGACGATTCAACGAGAGCCGATGCACGCAGGTGAGTTCCTGCTGTCCGAAGCCGCCGGCACCATTTCCCGCGAAGCGATCAATGTCGCGGCAGGGCCTGCGCTCGAGCCGGGGCAGATCCTCGGCCTGGTGAGCATTAGCGGTGAGTTCGCCCCGTACAACCCGACCGCTGAAGACGGCAGCGAAAACGCTATCGCCATTCTCTACGGTCCACTGGGCGAATCCGATGTGGTCCGTCGCGGTCGTGCCGTGGTGCGCTTGGCCGAGGTCAGCGAAGCCCATCTCACCGGTCTGGATCCGGCCGCTGAAAAGGCACTGGCCACTCATTTTCTGATCGTCCGCTAAGACGATCCCCCTGATTACCGAACCCGCCGAGTGCGGGTTTTTTGCTTTCTGGAGATAGCTTCATGGCTGACATTGAAATCTTTAACGATGACGCGTTTTCGGTCTCTTCGCTGACCGCCGCCATCAACGAACAGGAATACCTGCCGGGCCGCATCAGCAGCCTCGGTTTGTTCCAGGAGGAGGGCATCACCACCCTGACGGTGCAAATCGAGAAGGACGGCGACACCTTGGCCCTGGTACCGGCGGGCGAGCGCGGCACGTCCGGTCTGGTGGTGTCGGGCACCAAACGCAACCTGATCCCGTTCAACACCGTGCATCTGCCACAGCGCTTTGCGATCAAGGCCGATGAGATCCAAGGCATCCGTGCCTTCGGTACACGTTCCGAGTTGCAGGCTGTGCAAGACGTGGTCAACAAACGGCTGGCCAAAGCGCGTCGACAGCTCGATGCCACCCACGAGTTCCAACGCATGGGTGCGCTCAATGGCCAGATTCTGGATGCAGACGGTTCGACGGTCCTGCTGGACATCTATAAAACCTTTGGCGTGACGCGCAAGAAAATGTCCATGGGCCTCAACAGCGCCGATACGGAGCTGCGCGTCAAATGCGGCGAAGCGTTGGACCTGCAGGAGGATGCACTGGGCAGTGTCACCAGCAGCGGTTCGCGGGCACTCTGCGGCAAGAACTTCTGGAACAAGTTGATCGTCCACAAGTCGGTCAAGGAAACGTTCCTCAACAGCCAGCAGGCGGCAGCGTTGCGCGGTGATGCCCGCGAGAGTTTCGAGTTTGGCGGCATCGTCTGGGAACGCTATCGCGGCAAGATTGCGGGTGTCACCTTCATCCATGACGACAAGGCGTTGTTGATTCCCGAAGGCGTGCCAGACCTCTACATCTCTGTGTTTGCCCCGGCGGACTACATGGAAACGGTCAACACCGAAGGCGTGCCGTACTACAGCAAGATCGAACCGATGCCGTTCAACAAAGGCATGGCCGGTGAAGCCCAGTCCAACCCGCTGCACCTGTGCACACGACCGTTGGCGCAGATCCTGTTGGAGCTCTGACCATGGGCTTTCGCGATCTGATTGCCGAGGTCGACGCGGTGGTGTTCGAAACCCTGGGCGACACCGCGCGGATCGAGGGCCGGGAGGAGCCGGTGCTGGGCATGTTCTCTGCGCCCTGGCTGCAGCCGAAAATCGGCAAGCTCAACACCGGTCTGCGCGAGCCTCGGTTCGAGATTCGCGTTAGCGACTCGCACGGACTGGAGCAAGGTTTGCTGGTCACCATCGAACTGCCCGAGTTGGACGGTGGTGGCGAGTATGACCTGCTGCAGCTGGAGCCTAGCGGTGACGGTCTGGTCGCCTTGATTCTGAGGATGCGCGCATGAGTGTCGGCAGCTACTTCAAGCCGTCAGCCGGTGGAGGGATGCTCTCTATCCAGTCCTCGGCTAAGGATCTGAAAGCGTTTCAGGACTTCGCCAAGCTGGTACCGAAAGCAGCCGCTGCAGCGCACCGTCGAGCGATCAACAAGACGCTGGGGTGGTTGCGCACACACATTGCCCGCGCCGTCAGCCGGCAAGAGCGCATCGCCGTCGCGGCGGTGCGTCAGCGTCTGCGCAGTTACCCGGTGTCCGGTGGAGCCACGAGCGGCAAGTTGTGGTTCGGTCTGAATGCGATCGAGTCCAGCCGGATCGGGCGAGCACGGCAGTCCGGCAGCGGCGTGTCGGTGGCCGGGCGGCGGTATCAAGGGGCCTTCCTCAAGAAGGTCTATGGCAACAAACCCGACATCTGGATCCGCACCGCGAGCAAGCACTTCAATGCGGACGACTATCCCGACAGCACGGTGTCGCGAGGCGGTGGTGCCAGTTCGGGTTGGGTTGCGGAAAACGGCGATCGCTTTCCGCTGGCTAAAGCCAAGGTGTCGCTGGAGCAAGCCCGTCCGCACTTCGACACCTGGGTCAAACGGGCCGACGCGCGTCTGCTGGAGATCCTGCAACAAGAGCTCAACTTTGAACTGCAGAAATACCTGAAGGGGACGGCCCATGTCTGACGAGCCTTTTAGCCTGGACCAGCTTTATCAGGCGATCGAGCAGCGCTTGGCGAGCAATCTGTCCGGCATCAAAGCGGTAACGGCGTGGCCCAACATCAAGGACCGTATCGCATTGCCGGTGGTGTTCATTGAAATGGCCGAGATGGAACCGGGGGTTGATATCGGTACCGGCGAGACCAGCCTGATTTGTCGCTTCGAAGCGCGGATCATCGTTGATCCGATCCGCCCGAAGCACTGCCAGCAGGCCGCGCACCTGGCGGCGCAGCTGGCTGTGTTGTTGCGCCTGCAAACCTGGGGCTTGGCGGTAGAGCCCGCTGAGTTCGTGCAGGCCACACAGGATTGGACCAAGCCAGAGCTCGACGGTTACGTGGTCTGGCTGGTGGAGTGGACCCACCAGATTTATCTGGGCGTTGAGGAATGGCCATGGCCGGACGAGCCGCCGGGTACGCTGATGGTTGGCATCAATGACGATGCCAAAGAGGATTTTGTAGCGCCGGAGGATCTGTCGTGAGCTACGCCAGTGCGGAACATGACCGCATGATTGCCGCCATGCTGATGCCTTGCGTGGTGGTCGGGGTGGATCTGGCGGCGGCGATGGTTCGGGTTTCCAATGGTGAATGGACCAGCGCCTGGGTGCGCTGGCACAGCCTCGCAGCCGGCAAGGCGCGACACTGGCGCGCCCCGAGCCTGGGCGAGCAGGGGGTGTTGTTCAATCCCAGCGGGCAGGCCGGCATGGGCACCTTTATCCCGGGTCTGTATGGCAATGCCGGGGCCCAGCCGGACAACCGCGATCATGTGGAGGTCTGGCGCTTTGATGATGGGGGCTCGCTGATCTACGACTGGCAGGCCAAGACCTACACCATCACGCTGCCCACCGGAACGGTAACGATCAAGGTCGGCAGCACCGAGGTCACCGCTACGGATAACGCCGTGACGGTGAAGATCGGCGGCACCGAGGCCGCGCTGACGCCCGATTCGGTGACGGTCACATCGGCCGCGATCAAGTTGGTCGCAGCAGTGGAAATCGACGGACCGTTACACGTAACGCAGGACATCACCGGTGGCGCCTCGATCCTCGCTGCAGGATCCAGCGACAACCATCACACGCACTAATCAACAACCCATCCGGCCCGCCCAGTGCGGGTTTTTTATGCCTGGAGAAAACATGGCCAAGACCACCGAACAGCCTGCCTTCGATCAGTCGCCGGCGGATCTGCTGCTGACCTTTCGCGACAAGGTTTACACGTCGCGCACCCTGATCATCCCGGGCAGCGATTGCACGCTGTCGGTGGCCAAGGGGCGTGTCGAGGTGTCCGTTTCCGATGAGCAGGCCGTCGCGTACCTGAAGGCCCATCCCGAGCTTGAGCCGCTGAAGGAGTGATGTAGATGATCGGAATGGATCGCCATACCGGCCAGCCCATTTCCGGCATCGAGCATCTGCGCCAGTCCATGGGTGACGTCCTGGGCACGTCATTGGGCAGCCGCCGGCACCGGCCGGAGTACGGCAGCAAGGTCCGCTCCTACGTGGACTTGTCCGTCAACGAGGGTTGGAAAAGCTCCGTACAAGCGGAAGCCATCCGCGCTCTGGAACGCTGGGAGCCGCGGCTGAAACTGGAGCGCGTGCGCGTGCTGTCGGTACTGGGCGGGCAAATCAATCTGAGCATTGCCGGCGACTATCTCGGTGACAGCTTTCTTGTGGAGGTCAGCGTATGAGCCTGCTGGATCTGTCGGCCCTGCCGGCGCCGGATGTGCTGGAGCCTCTGGACTTTGAGGCGACCTATGAGGAAGGGCTGGGCGTCTTTCGCGGCTACATGGGTAACAACTGGACCGCGACGCTGGAAAGCGACCCGGTCACCAAAGTGATCGAGGTCGGGGCTTACATCAAGGTCGGGAACCGCGCCCGGGTCAACGACGGCGCCAAGGCGCTGTTACTGGCCCATGCCATTGGTAGCGATCTCGACCACTTGGGAGCCAACGTCAATCTGAAGCGCCTGGTGATTCAGGCCGAGGATCTGGCGGCCGTGCCGCCCGTGCCCAAAGTCATGGAAGAACACGATGCGTTCCGCGAGCGTATCCAGTTGGCCTATGAAGGCTTGACCACCGCCGGCCCGCGTAACAGCTACATCCTGCATTCGCGTAACGCGTCGGGGCTGGTGGCGGATGCCACGGCGGAAAGCCCGGCGCCGTGCTGCGTTACGGTAACGGTGCTGAGTTCGGAAGGGGAAGGCGAGGCCGGCCCTGAGCTGTTGGCCGTCGTGGACACGGCGCTGAATGATGAAGATGTGCGGCCGCTGACCGACTGGGTGACGGTACAGAGCGCGGAGATTATCCGTTACCGCATCGATGCCATTTTGCACATGAGCAGCGCCGGGCCTGAAGGGGATGCCAGTTTGGCCGAGGCTACCAAGCGACTGGCGGCCTGGATCAACCCGCGCAAGCGATTGGGAGTTGAAGTGGCGCGCTCGGCGATTGACGCTCAGTTGCACGTTGCCGGCGTTTCGCGGGTTGAGTTGCCCGGCTGGGTCGACCTGGCTCCGACCAAGGCCCAGGCGGCCTGGTGCTTTGGCTACAGCGTGACGATGGCGGGGGCGACATGAGGAGTCTGCTACCCAGCAATAGCACGCAACTGGAGCGCGCCCTGGAGGCAGCGTTTTACGAACGCACGATTGTCCCGCTGCGCACGCTGTATAACCCCGACACCTGCCCAGTGCATCTGCTGCCCCATCTGGCATGGGCGTGGTCAGTTGATCGCTGGGATTATCGGTGGTCTGAGGCGACCAAGCGCGCCGCGATCAAAGCCTCGTTCTACATCCATGCCCACAAGGGGACCATCGGCGCTTTGCGCCGGGTGGTCGAGCCCTTGGGCTACCTGATCGAAATCGTCGAGTGGTTCAAGACGGTGCCCAAAGGCGTGCCGGGCACCTTCGCGCTGAAGGTTGGCGTTCTGGATACCGGTATTACCGAAGAAATGTATCAGGAGCTGGAACGCCTGATCGACGACGCCAAGCCCGTGACCCGGCACCTGACGGGGCTGGCGATCAGCCTCGAAACCCAAGGCAATCTGAACATCAGTGTCGCCCTGTACGAAGGCGACGAAATCGACGTTTACCCGCCGGTGATGCGTGACATCGAGGTCACGGGCCGCTTCGGCGTGGTGGGGCGCGAACACTCCATAGACACCCTGGACGTTTACCATGATTGATGTGAATTCCCAGTTTTTCGCCATCCTCACGAACGTGGGCATGGCCAAGCAGGCGAACGCCGACGCGCTCGGCATTCCCTGGAAGATCACCGAAATGGGCGTGGGCGATGCCAACAACACCGACCCAATCCCCAATGCCGCGCAAACCACCCTAATCAACGAATGGCGGCGCCGGCCGCTGAATCAGCTCAAGATTGATCCGATCAATCCGGCGGTGCTGATCGCCGAGCAGATTATCCCGGCCGATGAGGGCGGTAAGTGGATTCGCGAAATCGGCCTGTACGACGCAGACGGCGATCTGGTGGCGGTGGCCAACTGCGCGCCGAGCTTCAAGCCGATCCTGTCGCAGGGCTCGGGCCGCACGCAAATCGTGCGGATGAATTTCATTGTCACCAGCACTGGCAACATCACGCTCAAGATCGATCCGGCGATTGTGCTGGCTTCGCGGGCCTACGTCGACGCGGCCATTTTGGAAGTGCTGCCGAAGAACAAGACCCCCGGCGAATGGACCCGGGTCAAGACCAACGATCGAGGGGTTGTGGTGTCGGGCGACAACCCGGAGACGCTGGCCGGGATGGGCATCAAGGACAGTTACACCAAGGCCGAAATCGAGGCGATGATTGCCCAGGCCTCGGCGTTGCCGGTGGGTACCACGGTGGCGTTTCCTACTGGGACAGCGGCCCCGGGTTTTCTTGAACTCGACGGCAGTGTGAAAAGCATTGCGGTCTATCCGGACCTGGCCGCCTACCTGGGGACTACGTTCAACAAGGGTGATGAGGGCGCTGGCAACTTCCGCCTGCCGGAATCGCGCGGCGAGTTTCTGCGTGGTTGGGACCATGGGCGCGGCGTCGATGCCGGGCGTGGTATTGGGACTTTGCAAGGCGGCATGCTGGAGTCGCACGATCACAAATTTTTTGACAACGTTGGTGCCAACATTGATCCGTCAGGAGGGACGGCTGTTGGGGTCGTAAACGGGGTGACATGCCCGCCGGCTACAGGTGCTTATTGGACTACGACAGGAAATGATTACAGCATGTCTGTCGTGACACCTGGAACTGTGAAAACGGGAGGGGCTGAAACTCGCCCACGCAACTTGGCGGTGATGTGGTGCATCAAGGCCTGGAACGCGCCGATCAATCAGGGAAACATCGATATCGCCGCGCTGGCCGCGCGCACCGGGCGTTTGGTTGGAAAGCAAGCCATCAAGGCGACATCGCAGTACGTGCCTACACCGGGCATGAAGTTCGTTCGAGTGCGGGCGATCGGCGGCGGTGGGGGGAGCAGCGGAACGCCCGCCACAGGGTCGGGCAGCAACTCGGCCAGCGGTGGCGGTGCTTCGGGGAGTTGGGCCGAGGGCTGGTTTACTGCTGATGAAGTTGGGGCGGGTGTTCTCGTGACCATTGGCGATGGTGGATTGGCTGGTGTTGCCGGTGGGGCTGGTCAGTCGGGCGGTATGACGTCGTTTGGTGCGCTTATGGGTTGCCCGGGCGGTGGCGCTTCAGCGCTGCCGACTACAGCCGCGGTCACGTCGTCGTCGCTATGGGGGGCCGGGTTGCCTGGGCCTGTGGCTTGGGGTGGCAGCATTATCAATAGCGCTGGCATGTGCGGGGAGGGAGGGACGTCGGTCGCCAACTCCATTCTTCCGGGGGTGGGGGGTAGCTCGCCGTTCGGCTCTGGGGGGCACGCTACTACGTCGGCTCAACCGGGATCGGGATACGGCGCGGGTGCAAGCGGTGTGCATTCAGGCCCGAGTACGGCGGCCAGACCCGGCGCTGCTGGATCTAAAGGTGTGGCGTTGCTGGAGGAGTACGCATGAAGCTTTACGCATGGGTTTATGAAGGTGTTGTGCGCGAGCTTAAAAGCCTTGCCGGCGACATCTCGAAAATGTTTCCGGCGGTGTTTGTCTGGGTTCCAGTGCCGGAGGGTGTTGCGCCGGCTATTGGCTGGGTTGCCGTTCAGGATGGCGATGATTGGTCGTTCTCCCCGCCGGCCGACCCCATCCGCACGGTTGGCGAACTGAAGCAGTTAATCGCCGATGAGCGCTACCGCCGTGAGGGGGCTGGCGTCACTGTTGGCGGCCTATCGATTGATACGACTCGTGACAGTCAGTCGCTGATTGCCGGCATGGCCGTGTCAGCCCTGATCGATGCCGGTTATTGCTGCAACTTCAAGACCGCCTCCGGCTTCGTCGAGCTCGACGCTGCGCAGATTCTGGCGGTTTCATCGGCCGTGCGTGCCCATGTACAGGCCTGCTTTGATCGTGAGAAAACGTTGCTTGAGCTGATTGAAGCGGACGGGTTTTCTGATGAGTTGCTGTCCGATGGCTGGCCCGTTCCAGCGCCGCCACCCGTTCTGCCGCTTGATCCGGAGCCGGATACTGAGCCGGATATCCAGCCGCAATAAACGCCCCGCACTGACGGGGCGTTTTCTTTTCCGTTACGCGTAACACGATCATCCCTCACTGCCTCGCTTATGCGGGGCTTTCTCGATTCTGGAGATTGCCTTATGAGTTTCTTTCACGGCGTTACGACCACGCTGCTCGACACCGGGGCGCGGACTATTTCGCTGCCGTCGTCGTCGATCATCGGTCTGTGCGACACCTTCACCCCGGGCATCCTCGGCGGCGGTACGGCCAAGGCCGGCGAACTGAAGTTGATCACCTCCGAGCGCGAAGCCATCGCGGCGTTTGGCGCGGGCTCGGCCATCGCCAAGGCGGCGGCCGCGATTTACGTGCGGGCCAAGACGGTGATCGTCGCTGTCGGCGTGCCCAAGCTCGAGGACGCCGCGCTGCAAACATCCGCCATCATTGGTGGCGTTCTTACCGATGGCCAGCGTACCGGCCTTCAGGCGCTGCTGGACGGCAAGAGCAAGCACAACGCCCAGCCAAAACTGTTGATCGCCCCGGGACATTCGTCGACGCAGGCCGTGGCCACCGCCATGGATGCCCTGGCCGGCAAGTTGCGCGCGATCGCCATCATCGACGGACCAAACACCACCGATGAGGCGGCCATGGCCTACGCCTTGAACTTCGGTAGCAAGCGGCTGTTTCTGGTCGATCCAGGTGTGCAGTTCTGGGACACGATCGAGAGTGCGACGGTGGATGCGCCGGGCTCGGCGTGGACGGCGGGTCTGTTTGCCTGGACCGATGCCGAGTACGGCTATTGGGCGTCGCCATCGAACAAGGAATTTGTCGGCATCACCGGCACGAGCCGCCCGATCGAATACCTGGACGGCGACGCCACCTGCCGGGCCAACCTGCTGAACAACGCGAACATCACCACGATCATTCGCGACGGCGGTTTCCGTCTATGGGGCAACCGCACGCTGTCCAGCGATTCGAAATGGGCGTTCGTCACTCGCGTGCGGACTTGCGACATCCTCATGGATGCGGTGCAGGCCGGGCACAAGTGGGCGGTCGACCGCTCGATCACCAAGACCTATGTCAAGGACGTCACCGAAGGCCTTCAGGCGTTCATGCGCGACGAGAAGAACCGGGGCGCGGTGATCAATTTCGAAGTCTACGCGGACGACGAAATGAGCACGGCCAGCCAAATCATGCAGGGCAAAGTCTACTGGCGCATCCGTTTCACCGACGTGCCGCCGGCGGAAAACCCGAATTTCCTCTTCGAAGTCACCGATCAATGGGCGACCGAAGTTCTTGAAGCAGCCTAAGGGGGCCGTTCGATGATTCCTCAAGTTCTCTCCAACTGTAACGCATTCGTCGACGGCATCAGTTTTGCCGGCGACGTGCCGACCCTGTCGCTGCCCAAGCTGACCCAAAAGACTGACGACTATCAGGGCGGCGGCATGTTGTCGCCGGTCGAAATCGCCATGGGGCTGGAAAAGCTGGAAGCGGCGTTTACCACCAACGGCGTACGCCGCGAGGCGCTGAAGTACTTCGGCCTGGCCGATCAGACTGCTTGCAATCTCGTGTTTCGCGGTGCCTTCAAAGGCCTGCGGGGCGTGGTCACGCCGGTCATTGTGACCATGCGCGGCGGCATCAAAGAGGTCGACATGGGCGACTGGAAACCGGCTGACAAGGCCGAAATCAAGCACGCGGTCAAGCTGGTCTACTACAAGCTGGAGATCGACGGCCGGGTCATGTACGAAATCGACCCGCTCAACATGGTGATGGTGGTCGACGGTGTCGACCAAGCTGCCGCCGAACGCTCGGCCCTCGGCCTCTAAGGACAAAAGCACATGACTCAAGTAACCCAAGACCAAGAACTGCCGAGCTGGCTCAAGCTGAGCGATGAGGGCGTTACCGTAACGCTCAAATACAAGACCCTGATCAGCGGTGTCCTGACGGACAAGCTGATGATGCGTGCGCCCAGCGTCATGGATTGGCGCGCCTCCAAGGTGGCGGGCAATGGTGATTATGAAAAACAGGAGTTGTCGCTGTTCAGCAGCTTGCTGGGGCTCACCGAGGCGGAATTGTTGAGCCTGAAATACAAGGACTATCAGCGCCTATCGGCGGGCTATTTTCGCCTGGTCGAAGAAGACGACGTTTAACGCGACCACCCTGAAAATGGCAGCCCAGCGCTTGGCGAAAGAGACCGGTTTCTCTGCCGCCGAGATTACGGCCATGCCCTTTTCAGAGATGGTTTGGTGGCTCACGGATTGAGCCGCTGTTTGATCGATCCGACGTATAGGGCAAGTACATGGCGAACAAACTCGCGCTCGGCCTGGTCATTGGCGGGGCGGTCAGCTCTACCGTGGGTTCAGCGTTCAAGGATGTCACCAGTCGCATCAAGCGCCTGGAGGCCGAAGGCAAAAAAGCCCGGGTGCTGGAAAAGACCATTGGCGACACCATGCGGTTGCGCGATGAATGGCGCAAGGCACACATGGCGGGCGAGAAGGGCGCCGGCGCACTGCTGAAACAGCTGGAAAGCAATCTCAGCAGCCTGAAGAAGCAAGGCGTTGAAGTCCGCAATCTGGCCAAGGCCTACAACACCATGGGGCAGATGGCGGCCAAGGCTGAGCTGAAAGCAAAAGGTCACCATCAGCTCGACGAGGGCAAGCAGCGGCTGAGAAGCAGTGTCGGCCAGGCGGTCGCCGGCACGGCCGCGCTGGCGCTCCCGGCGAAGATCAGTGCGGACTATGGCGCGATCATTCGTGACATTGCGATCAAGTCGAACATTGCCAACAAGCCCGAAGAAGCGAAGTTATCCCGGACGGTGATCGACACGTCTCGCGACACCGGCATGGCGCGCAATCAGGTGGCTGAGGTGGTCAACGCGCTGGTGGGGGCCGGCATGGAGCTGGACAAGGCTCTGCAATATGCCCCGACGGCGGCCAAGTTCGCCGTGGGCCAAGGCTCGGATGGCGGCGAAACGGCGCGCATGATCAACGCCCTGGGGCAGAACGCCAAAATCACCGATCCGGCCATGATGCAAAAGGCGCTGGAGGCGATCGCCTACCAAGGGCAGGCGGGCAGCTTCGAGGCGGCTGACATGGCGCGTTGGTTTCCTGAGTTGCTGGCAGGCATGGGCAAGCTGGGTATCACCGGGATGGATTCGGTCACGCAACTGGGCGCGATGCTTCAGGTGCAAATGAAGACCGCCGGCGGCTCGGACGAGGCGGCGAACAACCTCAAGAACTGGATGGAAAAGATCGGCTCGGGTGACACGGTCGAGGCCTACAAAAAGGCCGGGATCGACTATCAGGGCTCGATGAACACCGGCCTGCAGAATGGCAAGTCCACGCTGGAATCCAGCTTTGAGCTGGCCCAGAAGTACATTGCGGCGACCGATCCGAAGAAGGCCGCCGCCATGGCGGAAGCCACGGCCAAGATCAGCAAGGAGACCGATCCGGAAAAAGCCAAGGCCATGATTGCCTCCCTGGAGCAAGCCTTGCGCACTGGCGACCTGTTCGCCGACATGCAAGTCAAGGGCGCCTTGACCGCGTTCATGCAGAACAAGGATCTGTATGCGAAGTTGAAAAGCGAGTCGGCCAGCGCCACGGGGATTCTGGACAAGAACCTTGAGGAACGCCGGCAGTCGTCCGCGCAGAAACAGGCGGAAATGGTCCAGGGCATCGACGACGCCATGCGTGGCATCGGCGATGCCTTTCGGCCGGTGACTGACGCGGTGGTCGACGGCGTGACCTCCGTCACGCAAGGCCTCGCCAAACTGTCCGATGAGTCGCCCCGGCTGGTGACCGGCATCGGTGCGGCCGTCGCGGCCGTAATCGGCTTCCAGACCGCCATGAGCAGCTTCAAGATTGCCAAGGGCCTGATGAACATCGGGCGCGGCTCGCTGATGGGCAATCCCAACATCCCGCAAAAGGTGATCGTCACCAACATGCCGACCGGTGGTGCCGGCGGGCTGGATGGCGGCGACCTCGATGTCGGTGGCGAAGGCAAAAAGGGCAAGAAAGGCTGGGCGGGCGGCAAGGGCGGCGTGCGTGGTGGGGGTGGCGTCGGTGCTGTGGTCAAAGGTGCGGCGGTGTTCGCGGTCGCTGAGGCCGGTTACAAGGCCTATGACACCTATCAGAACGCCGAGACGCAGGACGAGAAGGCTGAGGGCTACGGCGCGGCGGCGGGTGGGTTGGCGGGCACGCTGACCGGTGCCGCCGCTGGTGCGGCGATCGGTACGGCGGTGTTGCCGGTGATTGGCACCTTTGTCGGCGGTTTGATTGGGGGGTATCTCGGCAACCAGGGCGGTGATGCTCTGGGCGGTGCGATCGGCAAGTCAATGTTTGGCACGCCTGACGAGCTGAAGCGGATGCCGGCCGCTGGTCCGCTGATGATGAGCAATGCCGGCAAGGACATTCCGCCGGTGATGGGTGGCATTGCCAAGTCGTTCGCGGCGCCAGTGGCCGGGTCGTTGGTGATGGCCCGTGGTGGTGCGCCGGTGATGCCGGCCGCCGCTGTGCCCGCACGTGCTGCTACTGCTGCCGAAACGCAGCCCGGTGATGCCGCGCGCTCGATGATGTTGCCGCCGGCCAGCGCCGATATCGGGGCGGGGCCGCTGTCCAAGGTCCTGGCACCGGCCGTGAAACCGGAACCCGCCAAGATCGAATCCAAGGTGGACATTCAGGCGCCGTTTTCGCTGACGGTCAACGGTGACGTCAAGGATGCGGCGCAGCTGTACGGTCAGCTCAAGCCGTTGCTCGATCAGCACTATCGCGACATGGCCAAGCAAATGGGGAGCGCTCAGCTCTTTGACGCGCCGCACGTTTAATCAGGAGGGCTCATGGAAGCATTGGGGCAATTACAGTCGGGGCTGAAGTACCTGGCCTCGGCCGGGGAAACCGGTCGGCGCAGCCTGGACGGCATGCTGGGGCCGGTGAATGGCGCGATCGGGGAAATCACTGGCGCGACGTCCGAGCTGGAGGGGCTGCCCTTTGTCGGCCTCGCGCTCGGGGCCAAGCTTCAGCGCGTCATGCGTGGGGTGAATGCGGCTCAGGCCAAGGTCGGGCAGGTGGTGGCCACGTACAACACGGCCGCCCGGGCGCTGTCGCAGATTGACGAGCGCATGGGGGTGCTGAAGGAACAGGCGGGCAAGGCAGCGACGGCGATCAACAAGATCGCCGGCAAGGCCAGTCCGGCGCTGGTCAACATCGTGCCCACCGGAGCCTTTGCCACGGATTCGACGCCGGCACCGGAAGCGGTGAAGCCGTTCCCGCACTTGCTGATCATCCAGCCCAAAGACCCCAAGGCTCAGTCGTATTTCTTCAACCTCGACACGGCGGCCTTTGACGAGCTGCGACGCTCGACTGAATTCCGCTGGGCTTCGCAGGAGCGCCTGTCGCGCCGGCCGGCGCAACAAGCTGTGGGCATGGGTGACGAGAAGATCACGCTCAAGGGTGCGATCTTTCCGGGGTTCAAGGGCGGCCTGAAGCAGCTCGACACGTTGCGCGCGATCGGTGCCAGGCTTGAACCGTTGAGTCTGGTGACGGGCTATGGCGACGTGCTGGGGAACTGGTGCCTCAAGAGCATTGAAGAAGAACAGAGCGCGCTGATGCAGGGTGGTATCCCGCGCAAACAAGGGTTCACGCTGGAGTTTGTACGCTATGGCGACGACATGCAGAACGTCTGACGGGGATCTGTTGGACACCATCTGTCACGACTACTACGGCCATCTGGTCGGCAGTGTCGAGGCGGTGCTTGATGCCAATCAGGGGTTGGCTGACGAGCCTCAACCCTATCGCGCCGGGGTAGTCATCACGCTGCCGGATCTGCTGGCCCCCGCTACGGAGCAGGTAACGCTATGGGATTGATGGTCTACACTCGTGTCGTTCATCGCTTCAAGCTCCTTACTTTCTTGCCCGCCTTGTGCGGGTATTTTTTTGGAAAAAATTCATGACGCCCATCTTTCGTATCGTGGCGGATGGTGCTGATATCACAAGCCTGATCAACGATCGGCTGTTGCAGCTCAGCACCACGGACAAGCCCGGCATGGAGTCGGACGAGTTCGAACTGCGTATTGACGACCGCGACGGGCTGGTGACACTGCCCCGTAAGGGCATCGGCATCGAGATCTACCTGGGCTATGCCGAGACGACCCTGACGCGCCTGGGGCGTTATGTGGTGGACGAGGTCACAGTATCCGGTCCGCCGGATGTCATCGTGATCAAAGGCAAGGCCAGCGACATGCGCGGCAGCGGCAAGACCATCCGCAGCGGTAGCTGGGAGAACGTGCCGCTGTCCAAGATCGTCAGCGATGTCGCCACGCGTAACGGCTGGCAACCGGTGTGCCCGGTCACGACGAAGGTCGCCCGGGCCGACCAGCTCAGCGAATCCGACTTCAATTTCATCACGCGCCTGGCCAAGCAATACGACTGTACCGCCAAGGTGGGCGATGGGAAGCTGTTGGTGATGCCCCGCCAAGGTGGGCAGACGGCCAGCGGCAAGGCGTTCGGGGCGGTCACGCTGACCCGTAGTGACGTCAGTCGCTGGCAGTTTCGCTTTGGCGATCGCAGCGCACACAAGGCGGTGGTCACCAAGCACCAGGACAAGAAGACCGGAAAGCTCGCGGTCGTCTCCCTGGACAATGACGACGTGCCGGACGGCCTGCCGGCGGTGCATACCGATCGACACATTCATCCGAACAAGACCGCCGCGGAATCGGCGGCCAAGGCGCGTTTGGCGGCGTTCAACCGCTCGAGCGCGGATGTTCGCTTTGAAATGCCCGGGCGCACGGACTTGTTTGCCGAGCGGACGATCAACGCCCAGGGATTCAAGGTCGGGCTTGATGGCGAGTATCTGGCGGACTCGGTGGAGCAGGTCTACACCCAAGCTGGCTGGTCGACCACCGTGGAATGCAATGGGGGCAAGAATGGCAAAGCAAAGGCCAAGGGCAGGAAAAAGAAGAAGGAGGCGAAGCCGGTCAAAGTCGTGTCCCTGAAGTAATGCGAAAACGAATCCATAGCCGCCGAGTGCGGTTTTTTTATGCCTGGAGTTTGTATGTCCTTAACCGAGAAACAGCTGCAACTCATCATGCCGAACGCCCGCCGCCAAGCGGGCGTTTTTGTATCCGCCCTGAACACCGCCATGGCCCACCGGCAAATCAACACGCCGAAGCGGCAGGCTGCATTTCTGGCTCAAGTCGGTCACGAGTCCGGTCAACTGCAGTACGTCCGCGAACTGGGCGGCGACCAGTACCTGAGCAAGTACGACACCGGCAGTTTGGCTGCGAAGCTGGGCAATACGCCAGAGCCTGATGGTGATGGTCAGCGCTATCGCGGTCGTGGCCTGATTCAGATCACCGGCAGCAACAATTACCTGCACTGCAGCCTGGCATTGTTCGGCGACGAGCGATTGCTGCGCACCCCTGAGCTGCTCGAGCTGCCGCAATGGGCCGCCGAGTCTGCCGCGTGGTTCTGGTGGGTGCGAGAGCTGAATGCCTTGGCGGATCAGGATGAGTTCGAGACGATTACACACAAGATCAACGGCGGCCTCAATGGCCTGGCGAATCGGCTGCAATTGTGGGGGCGGGCGAGGGCGGTGCTATGCGTCTCTTAGACCTGATCCCGGCGCCGTATCGGCTGCTGGCCATCGGCGTGCTGCTGGCTGGATTGGCCGGCGGTTCTGCCTTGTCGGCCTGGCAGGTTCAGGACTGGCGCTACGGCCGGCAGCTGGAGCAACAAGCTCGCCTGCAGACTGAAGCCCTCAACCAACTGACGCTTGCCGCTGCCGCGCAGCAACAAGCCGAACAGGATAAACGTCTGGCCCTGGAGCAGCGGCTTTCAGCCAGTGAACAAACCCATTACCGAGCTCTGAGCGATGTCCAACGTGATCAAGGTCGCCTGCGCGACCGCCTTGCCACTGCTGATCTGCGCCTGTCAGTCCTACTCGACGCCACCGATGCCGCCAGTAGCCGCACAGTGTCAGCCGCCACCGCAACCGGCAGCATGGTTCATGGCACCACAAGAGCCCGACTTGACCCAGCGCATGCTCAACGAATTATCGGCATCACCGATACTGGCGACCAAGGACTGATCGCCCTGGCAGCCTGTCAGGCCTATGCCAAAGAAGTCTCAACACCGAAGTGAAAAAGAGCGACCGGAGTGGATGCGTCAACATCCAATCCGGCCGCCGTCCCTGCAGATTGGCCCTGCAAGTCCAGCCGAAGCTCTTACTCCGTGCACGAAGCGCGGCGAGCCTAGCACCTGTTTATCCATACAGTAAAGGTCTTGCTTTCTATGTCTCCACCCATCATTCCTTGGATGGGCGGCAAACGCCGCCTGGCCGACCGCCTCATTCCGCTTTTCCCACCTCACGAATGCTACGTCGAAGTCTTTGCCGGCGGTGCCGCGCTCTACTTCATGCGCCCCCAGGCTGCGCCGGTTGAAGTCCTCAACGACATCAACGGCGACCTGGTCACGTTGTACCGCGTCGTGCAAAACCATCTGGAAGAGTTCGTGCGCCAGTTCAAATGGGCGCTCAGCTCGCGTCAGGTGTTTGAGTGGCAGAAGATGACCCGCCCCGAAACCCTCACCGACATCCAGCGCGCCGCCCGATTCTTCTACCTGCAGCACCATGCCTTCGCCGGCAAGGTCACCGGGCAGACGTTCGGCACTGCCACTACCGGCCCGGCCATCAACCTGCTGCGGATCGAGGAAAACCTCTCCGCCGCCTGGCAGCGACTGTCCGGCACTTACGTCGAAAACCTTCCCTGGCTTGAATGTGCCGAGCGCTACGACCGTGGCCACACCTTTCACTACATGGACCCGCCTTACTGGCAGACCGCCGGGTATGGGGTGGATTTTCCGTTTGAGAACTACGAGCAGATGGCAGACTTCATGCGGCGCTGCAAAGGCAAGGTTATGGTCAGCATCAATGACCATCCGGACATCCGACGGGTGTTCGAGGGCTTTCACTTCGAGACTCTGGACATCCGCTACTGCAACAGCAATCAGCGACAGGGGAAGGCTGAGGTGAGCGGTGAGTTAGTGATCATGAACTGGGAGCCGGCGGCGCTGGGAGGGCTGTTTTGATGGTATTGGCTAACGATCTGATTTGCTTGCTTTACGTTTGGAGCGGAGCGTTGATGGGGGCGCCGGCTAGAGGTGTGGGGTCTTTGTTTGAATCACTGGTGAAACGATCTGACTGCTCTGTCGAACGCAAGGCTGACACATTGCAGTTTGTCGCCGACGTGCGCGAAGGCTATTGCTGAGCCATTTACAGCAACCCGCCCTGCAGCTCCTCTTCTCACAGGACATCAAGAGGTGGTAAGAATGTCCCGATGATCGGGTTTTAGCTGATTTTCAGGGATAGGAGGGGACAAAATTGAATCTATTCGGGATGGATGACTTAGAAGCGATTGATCGCTCTGAGATCGCACGTAGGCAGCTTAACAATCTACTAACGTCATATGCTGACGAGGCAGATCTCTTCAATGAGGTTGTTCAAAATGCTTTAGACAGCGTCATTTCTGCCGAAGAGCGGGGGTTTTACCCGGCGGGTGTGTCCCCGCAGCTTACGATTGTGATCGGAAGACGGCCCGAATCATTCCATTATTTATTTGTCGGTGATAATGGAACGGGGATGACCCCTGAAATTGCAAAAAACTTAACCGTGCCGGGATACTCGGCTGCAAAGAAAAAGGGTAAAACACTCGGTTACAAAGGGGTTGGGGCTTCGTATTTTTTTGCTGCTAGTAAACGTATATCACTGGTGACTGAGGATGATGTGGGGGCGGTGACTCAGTTTACAGTCAGAGGGTCTTTCAGTTGGATCAAAGATCCAGAAGAACCTGCGCCAGTCGTCAGTGACGAGTTTGATTATCCAGACGTGGTGAGTAAGTATTATCCAGGAGGGCGAGGGGCGGGCTTGCTTTACCAGTTTCATGAAGGTGTTCACCCGAAGAGTTTAGATTCATTGGTTATCGTTGGGGACGGCCCCGATCGGGAACTGATTAATTGGGCTAATTTTTTTTCTGCGCGTACAGTTATCGGCGCTGTTGGCTCCTTGTGCAATAAACAAATCAAGATAAAGTTAATCTTAGATCGAGGGGAGCATGTCTACGAAGGAAACTATATCCTGGGTGAATACGATATAGAAAATTCGGTATTAGGCTACCCATATCCTTCTTCCATCGTCCGGACCTCAGGCCGTGCTGAAACTATAGACGCTAGTCCCCAAGAAAAAACATATACTCATTCAAAACGGTATACCGCAGTTAGGCGGCGCTGGGACGCTCAGGAAATCATAGATCAGCTTCCCAATTTGACTGAGGAAAGCCGAGAAAAACTTGAGAGGCACCTCCAATGGGTGGATGGGTACCTATGCTACTCAACTGAAGTCATGCATGAAGCGAATAGACGATTGGGAGGGCGAAGTTCCCTCCTGCGCCATGGAATGCGTATCGCCGTGGATGGAGTTCCCCAAGGGCGATCCGTCGACCTCTCACTGACCAGCAGTCAGGGTCTTGATCGACAAGCTCATATTGTTATAGCGTTCGAAGGTCTAGAACTCGATCTTGGCCGTAAAATTTCGGCAGATGAAGATATTGCAAAGGCCATTAGTGAAATTGGTAAGCGTGTAGTTGGGATACTAAAAGAATATCGATGGGCAATGAAAAAACCTAATCGGCCTGATGTAACCTCCGACTTGGAAAAATGGCGGGCGCAAATTGATGCGCGAGCGGCTGATTCAGTTTACCCAGTCCTATGTGAGCGTTTCGGCATAACCCCAATTTTTGAGGTTGACCCGGATAACGAACAAGAGGTTATAGCGTTGTTTGTCTGGCTAAACTCCATGGGCTACCTAAAAGGATATAAGCTGAGGGCTATTTCCGGCTTTGAGAGATATGATGCTTTGGTGTCGGTTGACACTGAGGGTTCGCCGTATCGAGATTCCGGTGATAGGTTATCAATCCGAGCGGACGATGACTCTGTGATGGGGGGAAATGCCGTTTTGGAGTTTAAGCACCAGTTTTCTGATCTGATAAATGATTTTGATGATAAGAAGAAGAATCCGGCTGAGATAGATGTTGTAGTTTGCTGGCAGGTGGCAAATATTAATTGTGGTCGTGGTGTTCTCAGTCCTTGCTATGGCGAGTGGTCGGACCACCGTCCTAACTATGGTGCAAGTTACATCTGGAAAGATGAAAATGAGACGTCAGTCATTGTGGTTTTGGCATTAAGGAATATTGTGCTAGAGCTGTTGGCAGCTAAAGAAAGACAGCTTGGCGTACAGGGGCAAGGCGTCGATCAACTTGATAGATTATCAAGGCATGATCGAGATGGCTTTGTATGAAGACATATCGATGTGTGATACCTAATGTGTAGCCTCTGAACTGGTTCGAAGCTTCGGTTTTCGAAGCTTCGAACCCGTCTAGATTAATGTCGGTGCGACAGCCCCCGCGATTCTTTGGTACACCGCTTGTGTAATGGGCTTGTCCAGGGGGCTAAGTAGTTTACTTGTGCGACCTAAATATGCGATCTCACTCGAGGCCTTTCGACAAGTGTCCCGAATTGGAATGCCCGTAACCTAATGCTAGGAGCAGGAACACAAGCCTGTTTGATGGCTGCTTTATGGCCGATAGCTGCCTGTTAGGTGAGCCGGATTGGTTCACCGAATTCACCTAGACATGACTGTCGACGGGCCTTGGGTATGCAATCGGTTAACCGTTGTCCGATTTCTTCAATCGAGCCAGGCCTTGTTTGATATGGCCAGCGTTTTCAGTCATTGTCCACAGTGCGCCACGGACATTTCCGCCCACTTCCCGTGCCCCTTGCTCCTCAACCAGCAGTGTCAACTCCATAATGGCCGCCTCCAGGGCCTGCTGGTTTTCGTACAGCTTTTCCAGTACATCTAACAGTGAATAATCGCTTGGCATGGTGTCGATTCCTTTCAAGAAAGCCCAAGCATAGCAGCGACAGTGGGCGTTATGGTCAGTAACCACGGGCCTCGCCCTCCAAAGCCGCCATACCTCAGCACAATTGGAGTGTGCTGGGTAGAGAGTTTCATCCAAATCAATATTTTCTGGCCTTTTTCAAGTGTTTAGTAGAAACATATCCGTCTATCCAGTACCCCTGATGCTCGTAGGAAACCAAGAGCCAAGTGCGATCTTCTTTACCATATACAACTACGGGGGCATTCTCCGGCAGCATTAAAATCACCGCTGATTTCATGCTGGGATCTTCGCGCAAATTAACGCTAGAACCTTTTACTAAACGAATGTCTCCTGGTTTTCCTGCAAGGTTCGTTCGGATGAAATTACGAATCTCAAAAAAGGATTCTGATTGCGGGAGACGGGCGTTCATATCAACTATAGACGTACGGATTTGTTCCCATTGACCAATTAAAGTGATCGACGTCAACAATAGATTCAGAGCGAGCAGCAAAAACCAGGTTGGAATGGCGGATAGGTCTTGGGTTTTGCCAGGTAAATTCCCGGTTTCAACTTTTTCGACCCGCGCATCTCCTACGGCTATAACAGAGACTGTGACGTTCCCGCCACCCTCGATATGTTGAGGTGTGTTTTTAAAGCCGGAGCCAAACTCATCAGGAAAATCAGTGCGTCGACCTTCCAATTCGTTGAGCAGGGCTTCGACACTTGCCCCACCAAGAATTGACCCACCCTCGAAATACGAAAATAGATTTCGAAGCTGGGTATTCTTCAGCGGAAAGTAGAGCTGCTCCATTGCACGAGCGATCTGGGAGTCTTTGAACGAGTAGAACTGCTCCATGGCGCGCGCGATCTGGGTGTCTTTGAGTGAGTGGAGCTGCTCCATGGCGCGTGCTGCCGGGGTATTTTTGAATGAGTGGAACTGCTCCATGGCACGCGCGGCTGGGGTGTTTTTGAGTGAGTAGATCTGCTCCATGGCACGCACGGCCGGGGTGTCTTTGAGTGAGTAGATCTGCTCCATGGCGCGTGCTGCTGAGGTGTTTTTGAACGAGTAGATCCGCTCCATGGCGCGCTTGGCCGGATTGTCGTTGAGTAAGTAAAATTTTTCCATGGCGCGCGCGATCTGGGCCTCCTTCAGCGGGTCGCTGAATTGTTTCATAATCGTCGCGTTCAGTCGGCTTTCGACTTTAGGCTGGTCCCGCTCTAGTGTTTTGTCAGCGTTATTTGCGCCAATTTGCTCCGAATCAAAGCCGTCCTTTTCCATGGGATCCCCTTTTTATGCTCTTGGATGACCCGCTCAGGCTAACGTGACTCGGCATAAGCTTGCTAGATGGCTGAGTTCTGTTCTCGGGCCGTCAGGCATTCGTGTACGCTCAATGCGGTCTTTGCACCTACCTTAGTTATCATTTACGTTGCTGTAAGCCCCATAAATCGCTTTGAAGGAGTAGCCATCTGGTCATTGAAAAAGCGGATGCTTTCGAGCAGAACTACATGACCAAGTTCGAACAGCTCGCGACGGATCATAGGGTTTTCGTTAAGTATGAGCGTGATCGAGCTGCGCGTGACATAGGGACATTAATTATGTCAATAACATTTTTACTATCAGCCCGTAATTAGATAGCCCCATCAGGTTCATATACTTGAAATTTCCACATACTCTGCTAAGGTTCGATGAAGCTCCATTGCATGGCGCCCAGGATCACAGCGACACATCTTACTACCTATAAAAAAGGCGAGAAAAAACAAATGAGCGATGACATTAGAAAAATCAAAACAGATGACGGTAGCTATTCTAGAGTCAAAATAGTTAAAGACAGTTCTATATTTCCGCTGGAGACCGAAGATGGTGAAATCGTACTAATCAAGCGTGAAGCAGATACGACAACGGGAATACGAAAGCTGACTTTAAAGAACGGAGAGATTGTTAACGTAAGAGTCGAAAACCAATAACGCAATAATTGTGGGTTAAGATGATTAATCCACAATATTGAAAGTTTTTTAGAGGGCAATACTCACTCGCCCATATCTCCTGGATGGCTAAAGACATGGGGAAATTTTCATCGGAACTAAAGTCTAAAAAAATCATGCGCGCGTACCTAGAGGAAAAACCAAAGCATATAAAAAACTCGCAAAAAATAAACAAAATAAAACTTATCACAATGAAGGCCGTTGAAGAGTTCATTAAAAAAAACCAGTTAAGCTATCCTTCTCTACAACTTGTAAAGAATGGAACCTATGTCCAGCCACCTACATATGTATGCGACATTCAATATGGCTCATTCGTAATGCGAAACGTCCTGGATGGAGATGAAGTAATTGATCAGTTCAATAGTGGAGCAACCATTATAATAAATGCGGTAAATCGCCATTTCCCGAATGTCGATTCACTTCGTGAAAAAATAGATAAAACGCTGGGATGTGTAACTTTCGCCAATGCATATATTTCGCCAGCGAACTCACAGGGTTTCTCAGCACACACTGACAGCCATGACGTCTTGGTGTTACAGATAGCAGGAAAAAAGCATTGGGAAATTGGACCTTCAAACAGTAGGTCATCTAATGAGCAACACTCACGCAAGGAGTGTGGAAATACACAGGAGCTACTTAAGATAACCATGAAAAAAGGGGATTTACTTTATATTCCAAAACACACGATACATAGCGCAAAAACCTCAAGAACTAATTCCATACATGTAACATTCAGCCTCAGATCGACAACCTGGAACGAACTACTTAATCAGATAGTATCAATCTCCAATGACAGATTTAACCTTCAAAAAACCATTCCATTAGACTTGTCACAGTCTAGCTACTCCAATGATGAAAACTTTAAAAAATACCAGGACCTACTATTAGCAATGAATGATCGAGTGGTGTTCAATCATGCAGCGACCACCATGCTTGATTTGTACACGACCCGAAACCCTTTTATTAAGGCTTCAAATGCCCTGACTAGAAGATGAATAATAATGATTGCACTTCATTGCTTAGCCCCACTTAAAAAAGTATATAAATCCTGCTATGCCAACAAAGACGGTTTTTTACAGAATCCGTGCAGTTCACTTTACGTTACCTCACCATGGAAATATTACTCTGAAGTGTTGCTCGCAACATACCTAAAGATTTATGGTAGTCGAGTGCACAGCATTTATATCAGAGGTTCAATTGCTAGGGGGACCGCGATTGAGTTTTCTTCAGACGTTGATAGCTACTGCCTTATCAATACTCCAAGCGGCCTGGCCGATGAAGAAGCATTAGAAAATGCGCGAAAAACCCTGGCAAAAAATTTTATCAGTGCCACCGATGTAGAAATGCAGGTTTTTTTAATAGGTGATTTTCTCAGCCAAGAGAAATATGAATCTCATAGATTTAACTTGAAACTCTTCTCATTATGTATTTGGGGGGAAAGCATATCGCACTCAATAAGCGATATCTACTGCGAGCTTATTCCCCATTTCAATTTGCGCGCTGTTGAGGCGACACTTCCGCAGATTATTGACATATTGAAATACAACACCTCCATTGAAGTTAGACTGGCACTATGCCAATGGATTGCAAAGTCTACGGTTCGTGCAGCCTATGAGATCTCACGCATCGATAATACGGTATATCATCGGGATATATATCCTTGCGCTTTGACTGTTGCTACTCTTTTCCCGCATCTCGCAAAAGAAATTTTAATAGCAGCTAGGTTCGCTGTTAAACCAACCTCTGATGAGAAAGCTATACGGAAACTCATATTTAAAATAGTGCCAAAACTATTGTCTACTAAACTAGCTATAAGTAAGTAACTGATTTGTTAAGGCGTTAATAGGCTTGCACGACTTTATAGCTTTCGAGCAGAGATTGATCAGCGAAGTTTGCCTGTCGGCAATCATTTTCCATATTACTACTGCCATAAATAACGGGTTTCGATAATAAACTTGTGCAGCAGACGAGTCCCACCATCTTTGGTGCGAGCGAAAGTTAGGGACACCCCCGAGCTAGTGTGGAATATGATGGTTATCCCACTGATCCTATCGGCAAATGTAGTCTAAGCCTTCGCACTCAAAGCGCTGAGTCTGTTGTAATGACTAGATAAAATCGCACTTGACCTCTGTTCGAAAATTAAGCAACGGGCAGCTATGGATCGATAGCTGCCTGTGAGGTGAACAGAACTGGTACCCAGAGTTCACGCCGACACTTAACCGATATCCAATTTCTTCAATCGTGCCAGGCCTTGTTTAATATGGCCGGCGTTTTCACCCATGGTCCGCAGTGCTCCACGGATATTTCCGCCAAATCTCCTGCGCCCCTTGCTCCTCAACCAGAAGGGTGAGCTCCATAATGGCCGCCTGCAGAGCCTGCTGGTTTTCGTAAAGCCTTTCCAGTACATCCGACAGTGAATAATCACCAGGCATGACGTCGACTCCTTTCAAGAAAAACACAAGCATAGTACCGGCAGTGCCCTTGTCAGGCAGTTATTGCGGCTTGCTTAGAAATTGCTACAAAGCGAAGAGGTTGCGGTGAGTTAGCCAGTCTGGCCGGGGTACTGAGGGAGGGCTACGCCCAATCCATCATCGGGGCGACGGAGAAGCGGCGGGAGAGCGGAGCGGGTGTGGCGGTGATTGGGGGCATTGGCGTTTCTGGAATGGGTGAGGCTGGGAGGTGGGGAGTTTATCAGGATTGGGCTTGCGGGGCTCGGGTGAGTCTTGCTGCGGTAGTTCGGGACAAATGAACAGAAGAATGAAAGGAATTCAGGGAGATAACAGGGGGTGTCAGGACTTTTGTGTGCGGGTCGGTTAGGCCAGCACACAATAAATCTGACAGTTCTGCGGGGCGCGGGGGCTCACTCCTCCCCACGCCGATGTGCAGCATTGATTACTTGGATGGCTCGACGTTATCCAGCGCCTGGTTCACCGCCAGCTCACCCAGCATGACCACTTGCGCAATGCCCAGCAGGGTTTTGCGGTGTGTCTCCTCCAGCAGCGCTGCAAAATCACTGAGCATAACCGTGGCCGATCCCAGTGACTCGCAGGCGTTGGCCAGCAAGGATTCGGTGTTGTATGCCGGGTTGGCTAGGAACATGCGCTCGGGTTCGTTGGTCGTGGCCATGATTTGAGCGGCCGGTTTGAGATGATAGTCGAGGGCGCGTTCGGCGGCTTCGTTGAGTTTTTTGGAATCAAGTGATTCGTATGGGGATGCCGGGTCTGTGATCGGCGGATTGGGTGTTGGTTTGAACAT